GGCCGAGGCCCAGCTGTAGCTATTTAGCTACTGACGCGTTATATTATCTAATATGCATTCTGATTTATTTTATAGAAGGGTTTCCCCACCTTTTATATGAAAAAGAATGATCTTTTAGATTGTTGTTCTCGTCAACACATCTAGTTTCCTGCTGCCATGCAGGGACTACATACGTCGTGAGTTAGGCGTATGCTCGAAAATGACTTGGTATTTTTAATAAAAGACCAGATCAGGTTCAAGCCGTGAGAGCTTGTAACGATCGAGGATGCTTTAGATCCATTGAGTCTGTTTTCTTTTCAAAAGAAGTCAGACCCAAAGGGTCCAGGCAAAACCTAGATGTTGAGAAGTTTTTTGAATTGCTTCTCAGCTCACACATCCACCGTAGGAACGGAATAGAATACCTTGTATCTCCTGCCAATTTGGCGGTTGAGATCGGTACTGCTTCGCTCCAACAACGTGATAGGAAACGTTTATTATCTCAGATAAATAAGTTTTCTCTCCTAAAATCAAGAGAAGTTGAGGACATCATTAGTATGCTAAATACTCGTGGTGTTCCCTTCTCTCGATTATACGGGATTGAATTCTTAGGCCTTCGAGGCCATTATTCTGAAGATTATGCACGTTTCCGTCATTGCATCGGCTTGGCCGATGCAGTCCATCTTTCGTCAAAGAATTTGGGTGTTAAAGTCTCTTATCCGGCTCCTTGTGTTAAACAAGTTGAGCGTGAGGAGAGAGTCTTTCATCCATTTCGTCGAACTGTGTCAACAGGAAAACACTTACTGGCTAAGAAAGTGTTTATTCGAGGAGAAACGCAGAATAATCGTTTTCGATTAATTCTACATTATCTTCGAGTATTTCCTAAGAAAAAGAAAGAAAAGGAGCTTGTAAAGCTCATTAAAACGTCTCTTGTAGATGCCTTTTGTGTTCAAGCTGAACAAGAAAGGCCCTCAGGAGATGTAATATCTCTTTTTCCGGACATGACACAACGAAAGTTGGATCGACGATTCCAAAACGACCGAAGGGGTCGTATTAGGTTTTATAAAAACCTTTTGGAATCAAAAAGCCTTTGTGCTCCTGTAGGAAGCGACATGATAAGGGAAGCTTATGTGAAACATAAAGCATCTCTTTGTCGACCACAGGAGGAATTACAGGTCGTTCCTGAGGATTACCTCAGGAAATTGTTCCTCAGAGGAAAGCAAGTTGGAAAATTTGTTAAAAGGGTATATAACCCTTATAGAACAAAATTGCCCAATACGCGAGCCACTGTAGAGAACCCTGTACACAAAGGCGGTGCTAGGAAAGCTCTCGAGGGTTTCCGCGAAACCACTCGAGGGCCTCGGTATCTCAATATGTTGGAAGATGCTACAAGACCAGAACCATTTGTAATAGGATTATTCGGCCCACCTGGGTCGGGTAAAACTACTACAGTTCAGTCTTTAGTATCAACCTTGACATCTGGATTCTTCCCTAATTATAAAGGGGAAGTTTCCTACTCTCGTTCTTGTTCGTCCAAATTTTGGGACGGTTATTCAGGACAACCCATTGTCATTTTAGATGACTTTGGGCAGAATCTTGAAGACCGTTCTGATTTGGTTGAATTTGAACAGTTGATTTCCGTGAATCGCTTCCAATTAGAAATGGCTAATCTCGAAGATAAAGGGAGGACTTTTACGTCCCCTATTGTCATCGTGACCTCCAATATGTCTTATGGAAGTTTGATTAGAAATTCTAGTGCTGCACCCGTAGTTGCTGAAGATATGGCGGTTTGGAGGAGATTCCATCTTCCTCTTTTTGTTAAAAAAGATGATAATGGAAAAACTTCCTTTTCGCAATACAATACCCGTCTTTTAATGGAGTCACAACAACGTTCATGGATTGAACGTCATAGGACTGCAAAATCAGATAAGTATCTCGGTTGGCAAGGCAAAGCCATATTACCAATCGAATATCAGAATCAATTCGTCTTAGACGAGATTCCTTTTCAGCGAGTAATTTCTCTTTCATTTGAGAAATTTCGGGAGCACACAGATTTTCATGAGAATGAATTATCTCCATCTTGGCGACAGACAATTACATGTCAGTCAGTCAATGTGAGACAGGCAGACTTATTACCTTTTTATGAGGTAGAAAGTTCGCCATGTTCATTCGCACGGAGTCAGAGAGATGTCAGCATTAGTCAGATATTCCCAAAATATCCTCCTTATAACGCACCTGTTGTAGAAGCAATTGCATTACCTGAACCGTTAAAGGTTCGGATGATTACAAAAGCTGAAGCAGACACTAAGTGTTTGCAACCACTTCAGAAAGCGTTATACCTGTTTCTTCGTAGTGAAAAGCAATTTGCTCTCACACACGGAGTTACATGGAACAAGAACGATGAAACATTTGAGGAAAAACTCGAATGGATACATCGTATTGAAGGAGAGATACAATTGATTAGAAGTCGGTCAGATGAAAATGATCTTTGGTTGTCTGGTGATTACACCGCAGCCACAGATAATTTTCCGATGTCTGTTACCAATGCTTTGGTAGAAGGCATCTTGTCCGAGATTGATCACGAACCTACGAAGGCATGGGTACGATATGAGGTTTCACCTCATCGTATTCATTACCCCGAATTAGGTAGTGGTCTTCAAACTTCAGGTCAATTGATGGGAAGTCTACTTTCATTTCCTTTATTATGCCTTCTGAACGATTTTATCGTTTCAGAATCTGGTTTTAAAAAAGGAAAATACCTTATAAATGGAGACGACGTTGTCGCGCTCGGTCCTCTCGATGTTATTGAAACATGGAAGAGGAATGCACCATCTGTTGGTCTAAGTTTGTCCTTGGGGAAGAACTTTATAGACAAACAGTTTTGTACTGTTAATTCTCAATTATTTTGGGATGGTACTGTGATGCATACAGGAAAAGTTTCCTGTCAAACGCGATATGGAAAGACTCTTTCTCGTTGTTATTCTGAAACCCAATTTTATTATGGGTCTTCAGATGATATTCGGAGAGAGTTTATCCGTCGAAACTTGATTGAACTTAGAAAGACTCCTAAGAGCTTGGATGTTCCTTGCTCTCATGGAGGTCTTGCACTTGGTTTTTCCGGACGTAAGGGTGT